CTTAAATTTTATTGCAGGATCGAAAGTACCTTGAAGTACATCACGTAAAGGCATAATATTATTCTCTCGCAAAACCTTAATCTTGTCTTGACGAGTTTTCTGTACTGCTACTTTCTCTAGTATCTCAAACACTTCTAATCTTTTGCTATGATTCATTTATTTAATTCAACCTTCATCTTATTCATTAAAAACGTACTAAGTGCATTATACACGATCACAATACGCCTGTCAACCACTTTCTCATATTATCGAGTTTTATTTTTCAACTCTGATTTGATCCACTTTTTAGCGCGAGAATCCTTAACGGGTTTCTTGGACCACGCTCCGATACCCTTGTACGCTGCCATAGTTTCTTTTGTGAAGTCTTTGCCTTCGCTGTTATCTACGATAAAGGTATTCTCTTGACCAAACATTTGCTGGTATGTTCCAATATTATCTTGCACTGCCTGCCACATCGGGGTAAGCATCTTCTTACCAATAGAGCGTTGGCGTTGTGCGTCACGATCAACAGCGGTTTCTAAGTTGGTGTTCACTACAATGATTGCAGTATCGTATCCCATCTTTTCTAGTTTCGCACGTTGCTGTTTAATCTTATCAGAATCTTTACCAGTACCATCAATAACAATACCGAGACGACCTTTAAGATACATCTCTTGTTTAGCGGCAGTCAACTTAGTTGCTTTACCACGGAGTTCTTGACCTTTAACAGAGAAGATGTTATCTGGATTCATCTCCATGCCTGCTTTCTTCATAGCGTTTTCAAATGCATCATCAGAGTTGACTACACGAAATCCAAAACTACCCAGTCCAGTTTTACCAACGATGAATGACTTTCCACTACCAGGACCACCAGCAAGAAACACTGCTTTAAAGATTGCAGGATCATTTACGCCTTCGTTGATTAGGTCTAGTTCTGCTTGTTCATTGATGTACTGTTTAAATTTTAACATTAAAAAATCCATATTAATTGATTGTCATCTACAACTACCAGATGATCGAGTGTGGTTTCGTCCAGCATATAGAATGCTTCTTTAAGTGTATTTAGTATTGGAGATCCTTTCACATTGAAAGAAGTGTTCAATAATACACCATCAAATTCTGTTAATAAGTCGTATAATATTTCGTTCTGTTCTCGCGTGACCGTTTGTACTCTTGCTGTACCGTCAACATGAGTAACTGCTCTTAACTTATCTATATGTTCTTCACGAGTCTTTATCGCAAAATTCATATAAGATAGATTGTCATAACGAATCGAATCGAAGTAAGTCTCAGCATCTTCTAGTCTACATACTGGTGCGAACGGACGATATGCTTCGCGTCTCTTCACTACATTAACTTTGTCTTTCTTATCTTCGCCCTTGGGATCAGCAAGTATAGAACGATTGCCTAATGCTCTCGCACCTACTTCCATGCCACCTTGTACGAATCCAATGATCTTATCGTCTTTCAGAATACTTGCTATCTCTGAGACTGTTGCTCCCTCACCAGCATATAAATCTATATAGTGCGGCAGTTCATCTAAATCTTGTATCTTTTGACCCGAGTATGTTGTTTCTTCACGAGAGTATTTCATTTCATTCGCAACCATCCATTGCACAAGCATACCGTAAGGTATACCTTGGTCTGCCGGATTAGGTGGGACGAATAGATTTATATTTAACTTTTTCTGCAACACGTCATTGAATAATACATTTAAAGCAGACCCACCAGAGAACACCACATTTCTGTCATAGTCATCTAGGTTTATCTTTTGTTGGTTCAGTATACCTACAAACCATGCCAGCGCATCTTTAACGAATGCATCTTGAATGCCTCTTGCCAAATCACATTCTGTTTGCCAATCAGTCTCGTCCACGAATAGTTTATAAGGATTATATAGTTCGGGCGAAGGACTGAACGCTCTAATAAAATTAGTCTTACTATTAGTCCCGTCTTTCAATGTTTGATTGTAATGCCTTTCGTATAACATTCTACCTGGACTAAAGTTTTTCCAAGTCTCTGTACTTCGTAGATAAAGTTTTTGGGCAGTTGAAAAGGCATCACTTTCTGTATTACCGTATGATGATGCACCCATTGCTTTGCCCGCAACATCTAATCCACAATCAGTACTTTGCATTATGCTCCATAATGACCATAGGCATGCTTGTGTATAGTCCCTTCCATGTGCTCGAACTCCGTGTAGTTTAGTGCGACTTGTCAGAGGTCTATCAGGATTCTCAGCAGTGAACAAATGAGTAAACCCATCGTTGCCACCACCATCCATAGTAAGTATGATTGCTTTGTCAAATCCCGAAGGAGCAAACCCATTCCAAGCATGTGCTTCGTGATGACGGTATGTGACATCAATATGCTTAGTATTAAATACTGCATTAATATTATCAGGGTCGAGCATCATATCATTCATAATAATATTGTCTGTGATACGACCAGTGCTCGTCTCTATTTGATGCATCTTAATATCATTTAATACATTGCCACGAATAATGCAATGATAATCATTAGGTATGCCAAACTCTTCTTCTGCTATCTTAGCACACCGTTTGAGAATTTCTAGTTCCTCGTCCTTACGATAGTGACCTCTATAGTGTTTTATACCTTCTAATTTTTCTATCTCAATAGTATGAAATGTTTTTGTAACATCATTCCAGAAACATAGTGCGGCGTCATGACCCCAATTGGCGGCGATTAGATTTCTCATAGTTTAAGGTCTATTGTGCCAAGGTTCTGCGGGACGCATAGACACCTCAGGTTTGGGTAAGTGCTTTGCGTGTATTTTGCAACCGATGAAGGCATTATAGTATTGTTCGTCCAGCAGAACATCGTATTCAAATTGTAACTTCGCCTCATAGTAGGAGCATTCGCCTTTTGTTCTACATAACTTTAGAACTTCGCGGTGATAGTTATCAACACCAGTTCTCTTGATCGACTCAAGTAAATGTTCACTCGAACCGTAATACTTCTGCCAGTCCGAAGGAACTTTCATTTTTATCTTTCTTTTACGTACAGAGTTCTTAGGCAGTGTCTTAGGTTTCCAGAAGAACTTCTTTCCTATATACATCTTACCGGTATCTATCTCAGTGATACGATACACAAATCCTACATAATCTTTAAGGAATTCTTCGTCAGGTTCGAATACACTTTCGTTCATATTCCACATTTGTTATAATTCCCTAAAATAACCAATATTCATTTTCATACTCTACCACTATATGATCTAATCCAGTATTTTGTAAAACATGAAATGCTTCATCAATTGTATTTAGAATAGGTTTACCTTGAACATTAAAGGAAGTGTTTATTAGTACTCCATCGAACGCTGTCAGTATGTCATAGATTGCGGCATTGCTCTCCTCCGTCACCACCTGTAGTCTGGCAGTGTCATCATAGTGTGTTATAGAGAACAGTTTAGTTTGATACTCTGGCAACACATCTGCGACGAATTGCATACATTCCATGTTATCGAAGTTAGGAGAGTAAAAATACTTAGGTGCATCTTCCTTTCTGCATATAGGAGCGAACGGTCTGAACCACTCTCGAAACTTCACTCTAGCATTGAGTGTGTCTTTCATCTTAGGATTAGATGCATCACATAGTATAGAACGATTGCCTAACGCTCTAGGTCCCACTTCCATGTTACCAATCACCATTCCTACTATTTTCTGCTCTTTAAGTAGGGTAGCAATATCATTAGTATCCACTTTCTTTGCGCCATACAGTTTAATCATTGGATCGACATATTTGTAGTCGAATATTCTTGGACCAGATTGTGTGACATTGTACTTCTTAGATGTCTTTAGATGTTCGTATAGCATACCAAAACTTAGACCACCGTCATGACAGTTTGGTGGGATGAATATATTAATGTGAGGAAACGCACGTTTGATTGCTTCGTTAGCAAGAACGTTTAATGCACTACCACCAGATATTAATAGATTGTTATCGTGTGCTTCGATCTTGTCAAGAAACTCTTCTCTAATAGTTTTTACGATACCCTCTTCGAACGCAACCTGCGCAGACCTAGCAAGAGAGAACGCTTTATTATTCTTCAGTTTTAATTTATAATTATTAGTTTGAATGCAAGTACCAATACGATTTCTCATTATAAGCAATGGATTATTTTCGTCGTTCCAATGACGGTCCCTTACATCTTCACTCCACCAATTAGATGAAATGGCGTCTTTCATTATATCTACCCATTCATCATTCAATTCTCCATATGCGGATAATCCCATCAGTTTACCCGGAAGATCAAGGTCCAGAGTGCCGTGTAGTATTTTGAGTGAGTGTGCGACAGCAGTATAGACCATCGAGAAGTTGTGTCTCATGGATTGAACTGAGTGACGATTGATACCTTCGAAACATGAGTACTTGAATGAAGTGTTATCACCCCAACCATCATACGTTAAACACGCGGTGTTCTCGAAGGATTCTGGTGCCTGACCATATGCGCTCCACGCATGATAGTCGTGGTGATCGGGAACCTTGGATTGTTGAACTTCTTCGTCTGCATTGATGCAAGTGCGATCAATGAACGAAACATCAAACCAAATGGGTTTGAAGATTAATGTTTTGAAGTCATTTTTTATACCATGAACTTCTTCAAGATGATTCAGAATTTTTTTGAGATAAAGAACATTATCTGAAGTAGATGCTTCATCACGAAGTTTTGTGTTATGATGTTTAATACCAGAAACACGTTCAAATTCATATATGTAGAACGAGTCGGTATTAGGATCATGTACTGTTAGATTAGTATCATGACCCTCATACAATGCTATAGTGGGTTTCATGTAGTATTACCTTGATTGAAGATAACACTATTTAGTCTTCTATGAAAACCTCTTCCACTTCTGCTTCAGTACCACACATGGGACAGTAGATCACTGCCTCATCGACGTTTAACACATCGACAAAACAGTTACTATCACACACAGGACATTCAGTCATAAATCTACGAGTATCTTCTATCATGCAGGACGTCCTGTTCCATCTAATCCACACGTGATGGATTGATGAAACGTTCCATCTAATCCACAAACGATAGGTTCTTCATCTTCATCCCATCCCCAATCACCATCCATGCCATTCACCGAGTATTCTGTAACGCGCTTCTCGAAGAAGTTGTCGTGTGAAGCACCATTCAATACCCAGTCTAACCAAGGTAATGGATTCTCTTTAACTTTGAAATTAGGTTTCATGCCTAGTTGTAACAAACGTCGATCAGCAATATGTCGTATGTATTGCTTAACATCTTCTTTTGCTAGACCTTCGATCTCGTGATTGTTGTATGCCAAGTCAATGAACTTATCTTCTAACTTAACAGCATTCTTTGCCATCTGATAAATCTTCGACTTCAATTCATCATTGACAATACGCGGATGCTCTTCGCAGAACTCACGGAACAACTTAGCGTTGCCTTGTACGTGTAGAGTTTCATCGCGGATAGACCACTCAACAATAGTACCCATGCCTTTCATCTTACCAAAACGCTGGAAGTTCAATAGCATAACGAACGAAGAGAACAGACTCATACCTTCGTTGAATACTGACTGTGCTAATACTAATGCAAGACCTGTATGTGTATTGATGCTGCCTTCTTTCATGAAGTCAAGTTTCTCTGCCATCGCTTTGTATTCAAGAAACTTGTGGAAGTCTTCGTCTGGCAATCCAAGTGTATCGTTCAATAGAGCATATGCACGTTGATGCACACCTTCGCGATTAGCAAAGGACGATAGCATATTGCGGATCTCGTTGTTCTTAAACTTAGGGATCAACAACTCATGGTAGTTCTCGCCTACTTGAACATCTGACTGTGTAAAGAGACGTAGAATCTGTGTAACAAACTCCTTCTCTTCTTCACTTAACTTTGTTTTCCAATCTTGTACGTCTTCGCTTAACTCCGCTTCATCTTCCACCCAGTGAATTTCTTCGTGCTTCTTCACTAAGTCCACTGCCCATGGGTAGGCGAATGGTTTGTAACTTTTGCTGAATTCTAATAATGCCATTAATCTACTCTCTTATCCTGAACAAGCGAGACATTCGTCATCGCCATCGTTTTCAACTTCTTTATCTAGGTATGACATAAGTGCTTCATACCCACCAATATATTCACCACCGATATAAATCTGTGGAACTGTTTTAACATCTTTACGACCAGTCACTTCTGCCGCTGTCTTACCTACCTCAGTTAGATTAACTTCATCATATGGAATACCACGCAGTCTCATTTCTTCTTTTGCCAGTTGACAGAATGGACAATCTGGTTTAGAATATACTACGCTTCGCTTATCACCTTCTAGTGCTACTCTTTCTACTTTCTCTGATACATTCTCTGCACGAGACTTTGCCTCTGTACGAAGATAGTACAGTCCCTTCAGTCCTAGTTTCCATGCATTGATATGAACTTTGTTTACATACGACTTAGGAGCGCCTGCAGGAAAGAATAGGTTAACACTTTGACCCTGACAAATATACTTCTGACGTTCACCAGCGTGTTGAACTACCCAGTTCTGATCTAGTTCTTGAGCAGTCTTGTATATAGACTTTTCGCCTTCTGTAAGAAACGGCAAGTGCTGAACAGAACCTTTGTTAGTGATAATGCTTGTCCAGTTAGACTCGTTATCTTCACCCTTCTCTTGTAATAGTTGAATCAAGTACGGATTTTTAACAAGAAACGATCCTGCTCTAGTTCGGTGTGTGTATGCGTTTGCTTTGGTCGGTTCAATAGAAGGACTAGTACTCAGTATTACTCCACTCGAAGCATTGGGTGCCACTGCCATGAGATGACTGTTTCTCCTTCCACTTCCCTTACCATCGAGATATTCACCACGTTCTTGTGCCAAGAGTTCAGTTTCCAGAATTGCCTCGGTATTAATGTGTCTAAACACAGCATCGTTAATTTCCCGCGCTGCCTGTGATTCCCATGCAACACCATGTCGTTGCAAAAGACTGTGGAATCCCATCGCTCCAAGTCCGAGCGATCTTTCTCGTGCGGCACTGTACTTTGCACGTTCAATTGTGTTAGGTGCTTCGTCGATAAAGTACTGCAAGACGTTATCAAGCATACGGATAAGGTCACGAACAATAGTCGTATCTTTCCAATCATCGTAGTATTCCAGATTTAATGAAGATAGACAACAAACAGCGGTACGTTCTGCGCTAGTTGGAAGATGAATCTCATTGCATAGATTAGAACCGTTAATCTTCAATCCTAAATCTTTCAGTGGTTGAGGTAAATCGTTGTTTGCAGTGTCAATAAAGTTTAAGTAAGGTTCACCAGTTCTGAAACGGGTTTCGAGAATACGTTCCCACAACTTACGGGCGTTGATACTCTCTTTGACAGCATCGTCTTTTGGATCACGTAGATCATAAGAGAGATTGTTTTTAACGGCAACCATAAAATCGTCGTCAATGTTAATAGCATTATGCAAGTTCAATGCTTTGCGTTGTACGTCACCAGTAGGCACCCGCATATTCAAAAACTCTATAATGTCAGGGTGACTTACATCCATATATGCGGCATAAGAACCCTTGCGAGTCTTACCTTGCTTATATGCAATCATGTCAGCATCGACAGTATGTAAGAATGGCATAGGACCAGGTGCTACATCAGATACCGTACGCACATCACTCCAATGACCACCAACTCCACCACCATAGACTGATAACCATCTCAACTCTGAAGTATGACCGATTAGTCCTTCTAATGTATCTGGAACATAAGTGAGAAAGCATGAGATAGGCATACCTTTATCTTTCTTCTTCTCAGTAGGAGCATTAGATAGTACAGGACTAGCAAACATGAACCACTTCTTTGATACGAAATCATAGAGACGTTGTGCCAGTTCTTCGTCTAATTGTCCTTCGTATTTTGACCAAGCAGTTGCTGCCCTAGAGAATGCTTCTTGCGGAGAATTTTCATCATCATTTAAGTAGAAGTCTTTCAACATACCTACTGCGTAATCTTTTAGCAATGCGTCACGCTTCTTGTCAATTTTTACTGGCATTTATTCTGCTCATCTGTTATTTTATTTTTGGGTCTAGTGAATTATATAGTGCTATTATACACCACATTCACAGAAAGGTCAATCTATTTTGAGACTTATTTGATAAGTTTTTTACGCTTGCCCATGATCTCTATAAAAGAACGAGTTAGGGGTTTACGCTTTTTCTTCTTTCCGTATGTCCAGTCAGCAGGATCGCCAGGACTTGTGCCTGCGATACCGGGACCGGTGGAGACTGTAGGTTCTTCTACCATAAATTCTTTGAACGATTTCATTTGTAGATTTCTCCTAGTGTGATATACACCATTTTGTTAGTAGTTAGGTGCACTGCTTCATACACGTTCATGCCGAACACATCACCGACTGGAAATGATTCGTCAAGTATACGAATTTGGTCTTTAGCACGAACTGCATCTTCGAGTCCTTCGCCAAGAAGTTTATCACCTTTTACGCGATATATTCCTGGTGATAATTGGTTGTTCTCAAGTACGTACCAAGCATGGTCTTCTGCTATCATATCAAGTGGATCAATACCCGCTTCGACACATATTCTTGTTAGATTCTTTTCACCTACACTGTAATGTTCTTTGAGTAGAAAGAGTGCTGCCGCATAAGAACCAACAGTAGTCTTACCACCCGGCAACTTGCCCAATGCTCTTTTGACATTAAACACTAGACGAACGAAAGGACCTAACGCCACTTTCTTTTCAGAGGAATCTACTTTCTCGCTCTTGATTCGCTTACCGTTCTCATCAATAAGACCTAACTTAAATGCATCAGTCTCATCCCAAGGTGTTGTCAGCATCTTCAAGAATCGAAAGGTATAGAGCAGATCGCCTGCTTTACTTGCTAAACTCATATCTTTCTCAACTCTTCGATAACACGCACATCCATTTCAATGCCCGTATATGTTTCATTTGTTATTACTCTTAGATATACAAGAAAGGGTTTGATTGCAGACCAATGACGATCATCTAACTTGTATTCCAACATCTTTAAACCTGCTTCATTTCCAAATACATTGAATACAACAATGAGATGATTTAATATCAGATTTACTGAAAGTTTGTCGTTATCAAGATGTCTATTCAGTAGACGCTTGATATACTTAAATCTTTTTATGTCCTGGTAGAACTCCTCGGCATCGATGCAAGTAGGATTGTAGTAATTCTTTGCCGCGAAGAGCATGAAAGACGTTTCATCTAATGTCTCAAAAAGTTTCATAGTGTTCATATTCTATAGGTTGTATAGTATATAGACTTCTATTTCTTCATTGCTTGAGTACCAAAGAACGCACCAACAATTAATGATACAGATACAAAGTAAGTAGGCGCCATATCACCTAAAGTCTTGCCTGCTTGATCCATACCCAATATAGAAGCAAGTACAACAGCAAAGGGATATAGCAACATACCGAACAATGCGAACCACGCCATCTTACGTTGCGCATCTCGCATTGCATCAGCATCGTCGAGTTCTTTACGTTTAAACTCTAAGTACATCGCTTCTTCTTCTTTTGATACTTTACCGTCGCCGTTAGTATCAGCAGGATGATGTAGTAGTTTATCTTCTTCTGACATATTAATCTTCCAACTCTTCAGTAAGACCCGAAGACAAATCAATATCATAATGCAGTGAAGTTACTTCTAGTTCCACATCAGTCATGGAATTCAATGAAGTCTGGTGAACAGGTGCTTCATTCAATTGAGTTGCTGTGCTTTCGCCATAGAACTCTGCGATTTGCTGTGCAGTAATACGTTGACTCTTTAGCAATTCGCCTTTTGGTGAAACCCAACCGATTGGAGTTGGAGTAGCATTCTTAGGACCTCTAATAGGCATAATCTTATTCCTTACCAGTAGTTTTAGTTACAGCACCCTTAACAGGATTTACAATAGTCTTGTCACCGATACGAGGTTCGTTACCACGAGTACCAGACTGTGACTTAACTGCACGTCCTGCTTTAGTAGCATCTTCGTGTCCAGCAGAATCGTCTGCCGCTAACTTAGGATCATCTTTGTCGTGCTTGTCCGCAAAGTCTTTCTCGCCTTTTGACTGAGTTTCGCCATGCTTCTCACCACCACCGGCAACTTGAGTCGCTTTCTTT